GACTGGTCTCATGAATCTCGCAAGCATCTCGTCAGGAATGTACCACCTGTGGATGGGCTATATCCCATATACACTCACGAATCATGTGTGTGTAATGAGATTATAGCCATAACTAACAGAGTGTTAGGCGTTGTGCCTGACCCAACAAAAGAAGGTGTTAACAACCTTCGAAAAGCCATGCGTATTCTTAAAAGATCAGCCAAACCTTGCTCACCAATAACTGGGCAGGAGTTTGTTGACTCTTTTAAAGACGGTAGGCGGCGTAAGATTTACGCTCAGGCCCTATCAGAACTTCGGAGTGACGGCGTTGTCGAGGCCACAGATGGCCGTATACGCGCATTTATCAAGATGGAAAAGTTTAACATGTTGGACAAGGTTAATCCTGATCCACGTGTTATACAATATAGAAGCCCAAAATACAATTGTATGTTGGGCAGATATTTGCGTGCTTGTGAACACCAACTTTATAAGTTGAAGGGACCTCTTGGCTATCGAGTTATAGCCAAAGGCCTGAATCAAGTCGACAGGGCTAAGTTACTCCAGAAGAAGCTAAATGCATTTGAACATCCTGTTGTGTTTAGTATAGATGGCTCACGTTGGGACAAACACATTCACCCAGATATTTTAAATTTGGAACACAGTTACTATTTGAAGTGTTTTGGCAACGACCCATTTCTTAAGTGGTTACTTTGGTATCAACAAAATAACATTTGTTCTACCAAGAACGGACTTAGGTATAAGGTCGCTGCCAACAGGATGAGTGGCGATTTAAATACCGCCTTAGGTAACTGTTTGTTAATGGTCACCATGGTGTATGCTGCAATGAAATCATTGCACATAAAATACTGGGATGTATTAGATGATGGAGACGACTGCTTGATTATTGTTGAAAAATCTCAGGAACGTTTATTGTTAGACGGTTTGGCCAATGAGTTCTTGACCTATGGTCAGGAAATCAAGCTTGAGAACCGTGCGGAGGACATCCAGGACGTGAAGTTCTGCCAGTGTCAAGTGGTTAGGGTCGGTGGACAACCTCGCTTTGTTAGAAATTGGAAGAAAGTACTATCTGGAGCGAGTAGCGGGTTCCACAATTGGAACGACCTTAACAAAGTTTATGGCATGTTTACCGCCATAGGACAGTGCGAGTTATCTATAAATGTGGGAGTACCAATTCTAGAGGCGTTTGCTAGAGCTTGCATACGCATTGGTAGGGGAAAGCAGCCACCTGCCGACTTCTATCGATACGAGTATGGACAGCATAATTTTGAGTCGATGACCACATTTAGAAACCCAGTGGTGGGTTTTGATGAAAGAGTGTCCTTTGAGCGAGCTTTTGGCGTCTCACCTGACGACCAAATAGCAATAGAGAATGCACTTGACCGCTGGGACGTCTTGGTTGACGAGTTTGTTGATGTCGATGTGGAGATCGACCATAGGTGGGAGCCAAATATCGACCCCAGGCTTACCAACCTAGTTGAGACAGTGTGTAACCACCAATTGGGCCTTGCGGCCTAGTCACCCGCATGGAATATGGCTGGCAATTGACCACCAGTCTCCCCATAGCCTGGTCAGCAGTGGATATGCATTTTATCAACACAATCTCGTAGCGTTCCAATAACCGCCCATGCAAACAAAATCCAGTCCAAGGTGGGCGTTTGC